GACATCTGCTGCAACTTTTGCGTGACGACAGCAGCGTTGACCGCCACCACGTCGTCCAGCACGAAGTCTTTCTTCATCTTGTTGTAGCCCGTCATGTCCATCTTGCAGGCCACCTCCACGATGTGCAGGGGCGGCAGCTTGTCCTTGTACTCGCCAGGCTCCAGCACGAACGTGGCGGGCTTGATGCGGTGCATGACCAACTCCAGCGAGCCGGGGCGCGGCTTCCAGTCGCCAAAGTCTTTGTTGACCAGCGTGAAGTACTGCTGCATGAACGCGCCCTTGGCGCGGCCTAACAATGTCTGATCGACGATCTTGCACTGGCCGAACACGTCCTCAAGGCCATTGCTGGTGAAGCTGCCCGTCAAGCCCCAACGGATGCCGACCTCGCCGATTACTTTGTTCAGCGCCTTAAAACGTGCGCCCGATGGGTTCTTCAGCTTGGTCAGCTCGTCGAACACGATGGCGTCGAAGTTGAGCTTCTGCTCGGCCAGCCACTGGATGTTGTCGTAGTTGGTCACCACAATGCGGGCGTTGCTCTTGAGCGCCGTCATTCGTTCTTTGGGTGTGCCCACGGCCACAGCGATGGACGCCATTGGTGCCCACTTGGGCTGCTCGACTGGCCACACGTCCGTGCAGACGCGCTTGGGGGCCAGCACGAGGAAGCGCTTGACGTGATCGTCGCGCAGCATCTCCCACATAGCAGTCAGCGTGATGGCTGTCTTGCCAGCACCCACCGGGGCCAAGATCATGGCGCGGTCGTGCTCGTACAAGAAGTCAGTAGCCGTCTCTTGATAATCACGCAGTTTCACGCAGCCACCCATCTATTTGATCTTTGTTCCATAGGCAAACGTAGTTTTGTTTCATGCATGCCATGTCCGACATGAAAACCTTCTGCAACTCCGACAGCCTGCCGCCCTCGGTCTTGACCTCAACGAACCATGTCTGGCCGTTGGGCAGGCACACGATCCGGTCGGCCACGCCGCGATGCGCAGGGCTGGTGAACTTGTACGCCCGCCCGCCCAGCTCTTTGACGCGCTTGACGAGGTAGGCTTCGACTTGTTTTTCTAACATGACACGAATAATACATGAAAAAAAGATTTGCACAACAAATATTTTGTGTGATACACTGAACGCCTCATCAACTAAAGGACAGTCAAATGGACTACTCAATTAAAGGCGCCGAGTACAGCAACATCAACCTCACCCCATACGAGGGTGGCATCTGGATCAGCCTCAATCGCCACTGCGCTTACACATCCACCCATCTTTCAAAAGAGCAGGCCGAGCAATTGCGTGACGCATTGATCGCTTTGACCACGGAGACAGAAAATGTCGAATAACACACCAACCTTGCGTGACTACTTTGCGGTGCAAGCATTGCATAAATTAATGGGTAAAGATCACCGCTTTATTCTTAAAACTATGCAGGGTGAGTACGAGAGTGATGAAATGCACGAAATTGCAAAGGGCATTCTTGCTGATACAGCTTACCAGTGGGCAGATGCCATGATGGAGGCCCGAAATGCAGCACAGTAACATCGTCGGCGGCAGCACCGCCAAGCGCGTCATCAACTGCCCTGGCTCTGTGGCGCTGGTGCAGAAGATGCCTCCAAAGCCCAGCAGCAAGTACGCCGACGAAGGCACACTGCTGCACGACACGATCGCAGAGCACTTGGCAACGCTCAAGCCGCTTGAGACTTTCCTCGGCAAGAAGCACGAAGACCAAGTGCTCACGCAAGACCTGATCGACGACAAGCTGATGCCTGCGCTGGCGCTGCTGGACGAGATCGACCCTAAGCAGGAGATGAGCTACGAAGTCGAGACGCGGGTCGGCTTCGGTGATCTGCTGCCGGGCGTGTTCGGTTCGACCGACTTCGTGGGTCGCATAGGCGACAAGGCCGTGGTGCTTGACTGGAAGTTCGGAGACGGCGTAATGGTGTCAGCAGAGGAAAACGAACAGCTCATGTTCTACGCAGCCGCCGCGATGCGAACGACTGCCTTGCAGTGGGCCTTCGAGGGCGCGACCGAGATCGAGTGCGTGATCGTGCAGCCGCCCATGATCCGCCGCTGGACGACAACGCCCGAGCGCATTGCGCAGTTCGAGCAGACGCTGGTGCAGGCAGTTAAAGAGTCTCAGTATCCCGACGCAGTTTTGCATTCTGGCGATCACTGCCGCTGGTGCGCAGCCAAGCCCGTTTGCCCTCAGATGACGGGCGCTGTTGACCGCGCGCTGCAAGTGCAGCTCAAAGAGATCGACGCCGTTACGCTTGGCCAGTATCTAACCAAGGCCGACGTGCTGGAAGACTGGATCACTGACCTGCGGGCGCTGGCGTTCCAGTTGCTTGAGAAAAACATTCCCGTGCCGGGGTATAAAATTGTACAGAAGCAAGCCCGGCGTCAGTGGACCGATGAGAACAAAGCAATCGCTGCGCTGCACGACATGGGTGTGCCCCGTGGCGAGCTGTTCAGCCCAGAGGAAATTCGCAGCCCTGCTCAGATTGAGAAGGTGCTGAAAAAGCGCAAGTTGGCACTGCCTGACGAACTCGTCAAGTCGGTGTCTTCAGGCACAACACTGGCAAGCGAGGATGACTCCCGCCCAGCAGTGTTGCAACTCGGCGACCTTCGGGCCGCTATTTCTAAACTTCAGTGAAAGTAGACTATGCAACTCGCAACATTCTCCAAAGCAAACCTCCCCGCCCTGACCAGCGCCTTGCGTAACCTCCAACCCGTTGGCGGCGACACTGGCGTGGCCATCATCAAGATGGACAAGGGTGGCCATTGGGTCTTCGGTGCAGACCAGACCGAGATCGAAGAAGGCTCGACTTGGGCCGTCAATCCTTTGTCGTTCGTCCACGGCTTTATCGCCTGGGGCGACGGCGAGGTGCTCGGCGAAAAGATGGTCGGCATCGCCAACCCTCTGCCAGAACTCGACGAAGCACCTCCCGGTGCCAAGAAGGGCTGGGAGTCACAGGTCGGCATGTCCATGAAGTGCGTCTCTGGCGACGACAAGGGTCTGGAAGCCCGCTACACCGTGACATCCGTCGGCGGTAAGCGTGCAGTGCAGACCTTGGCCGTGGCCCTGGCTGATCAGGTCGATAAAGACCAGACCAAACCAGTGGCCATCGTGCGGCTGAAGAAGGACCACTATCAGCACAAGTCGTACGGCAAAATCTACACCCCGGTCTTTGAGATCGTGGAGTGGATGAGCATGGACGGCGAAGCGCCAGAAGCTGCGCCAACTGAAGAAGCGCCAGCCCGCCGCCGCCGCGCAGCGTAACCTTTTCTGATGCCCTGTGACAGAGGGCATTGGAAAAGGAACGCAACATGATTCTCTGGATAGATTTTGAGACCCGCAGCCGCTGTGACCTGAAGGCCAAGGGCGTCTACAACTACGCGCAGGACGCGAGCACCGACGTGCTGTGTATGTCCTACGCCTTCGATGATGAAGAAGTGCAGACGTGGCTGCCCCATGACGAATTCCCTGCCGCTGTCCGCAATCATACTGGCCTGATCTACGCGCACAACGCAGCGTTTGAGCGCCTGATCTTCTGGTACGTGCTACAAGTAGATTTCAAACTAGAGCAGTTCTACTGCACCGCAGCACAAGCCCGCGCCAACTGCGCGCCTGGCTCGCTGGAGGACGTGGGCCGCTTTGCTGGCGCTGACATGCGCAAGGACCACCGGGGCAGTCAACTGATCCGGCTGCTGTCCATCCCTCAGCCCAACGGCCAGTTCCGCGAGGACGCCGCCCTGATGGATGAGATGGTGCGCTATTGCGAACAGGATGTCCGTGTGATGCGCCTAGTCAGCAAGTCGCTGCGCCCGCTGTCCGATGACGAACTGCTGGACTACCACGTCAACGAGCAGATCAACGACCGTGGCGTGCTGGTGGACGTGCCGCTGTGCCACGCCGCTGTGAAGTATTCCGCCGATGAGACCGTGGAGATTCAGCAGATCGTGTCCGAGGTGACCGAGGGCGCGATCACCAGCGTCAGGTCGCCTAAGATGCGCGAGTGGGTGCTGGAGCGTGTCGGGCCTGAAGCCAAGAAGCTGATGTGGACGGGCGAGAAGTATTCGATTGACAAGACTGTGCGGGCCAACCTGCTCGCGATGGAAGACCCCGATGAGATTCCGCCCCATGTTGCAGACGTTATTCAATGCGCGGACGACCTCTGGGCGTCTTCGGTCGCGAAGTTCAACCGCCTCTCGAACCTGGCCGATGAAGAAGATCACCGAGTCCGAGGCGCTTTTGTTTTTGCTGGAGGGGCTGCCACCGGACGAGCGTCGAGCTATGGCGCTCAGGTTCACAACTTTACCCGCAAGTGCGCCAAAGAGCCTGATGAAGTACGCCACGCTATGGTGCGTGGCCACGCAATCACACCAAGATTTGGTAAGCGCATTACAGATGTGCTCAAGGGGATGCTCCGGCCCGCGTTGATCGCCAAGCCTGGCCACGTTCTGATCGCCTACGACTGGTCGGCCATCGAGGGCCGTGTGCATCCGTGGCTGTCCAACTGCCCGGCGGGTGAAGCCAAGCTGGACGTGTTCCGGTCGGGCATGGACCCGTACAAGGTCAACGCAGCCGCGACGTTCGGCGTGCCTTACGCCGATGTCACCTCGGACCAGCGGCAGGTGGGCAAGGTGCAGGAGCTGGCCCTCGGATTCTTGGGCGGTGCAGGCGCGTTTGAGGTGTTTGGCCGCGCCTACGGTATCCGGCTGTCGGTGTCCGAAGTCAACAAGGCCGTGGAGGGCTGGCGCAGGGCAAACCCTTGGGCGCAGGCCCACGGCCAACAACTCGAAGCCGCCTACCTTCGGGCGATGCGAAACAAAGGTTTTGAGTTTGCCGCAGGTCGCATTGTGTACTTGTTCGACGGGCAAACGCTCTGGTACAGTCTGCCCTCTGGCCGGGTTCTGTGCTACCCCAACGCCAAGTTTGACGCCGAAGGCAACGTGACATACACCAAAGCAGCATGGAAACCCGCCGCCGACGCCAAGGAGTGGCCCCGCGCCCGGCTGTGGCGTGGCCTGGCTTGCGAGAATGTCACGCAGGCGACAGCGCACGACATCTTGCGCCAGTCCCTGCGCCAAATTTATAACGTGGTGCTACACGTCCACGACGAGATCGTTGTCGAGTGTCGGGAAGACATAGCCGACGCTGTAAGCGCCGAAATCCACAAGATCATGTGTACCCCACCCGCATGGGCCGAGGGCTTGCCCTTAGCCGCCGAGGGCGTCACCACCACCCGCTATTCGTAAAAAAGCCCCCGAGTTTGTGGCTCGGAGGCTAAAGTTCCCAACAGGAGAAAACACGATGGATTTTATCAGTTATATCTGCTCACTGCCCGCTGAGGGCGAGACCGCTTTGATGGTGTTGCAAAAACCCGTCGGTCGTGAGATTCAACTGCACGCCGATGGCGCGATCAAGGCGACTTGGCCAGCGTTCCTGCCTGGCTCCAAGATGAAACCCGGCGCGTGGTACGGCAACACCGCCAGCTTCATCGTCGACCGTTTCAAGGATGGCCACGTCAGCGCCTCGGCTGCCAACTGCGAGTACGTCATTGTGATGGTGCTGGACGACGTGGGCACGGACAAGGTGCCCAACACCTGCCCCCTGCCCCCGACTTGGGTCATGGAGACGTCGCCCGGCTCGTTTCAGTGGGGTTACGCCTTCAGTGAGCAACCGCGCAAGGGCGACTTCGCTGCCGCGATCAAGGCGATCGCCGAGGCAGGCTACACTGACAAGGGCGCGATCAACGCCGTGCGCAACTTCCGGCTGCCCGGCTCGATCAACCTGAAACCGGGCCGCGAGAGCTTCGCCGCTGCGCTGGTCGAGTTCAACCCAGAGCGTGAGTACACCCTCGAAGAGCTGTGCGCGGCCATGAACGTCACGCCGGGCCCGGTCGAGTCGGTCTACGCCCCGGTCCGAGTCCAAGACGATGGTGGCGACGATGTGATGGCCTGGCTGTCGGATAACGGGCTGGTGCTGTCAAACCCAAACCAAGAAGGCTGGGCTGGCGTGGCCTGCCCTAACGCTGCCGAGCACACAGACGGCAACCCCGAGGGCCGCTACATGCCCGCAAACCGGGCGTACTGCTGCCTGCACTCGCACTGCCTGGAGCTGGACTCGTCTGTGTTCCTCAAGTGGGTGGCCGACAGTGGCGGCCCGGTCCACTCGCCCGGCCTGCGTGACGAGCTGCTGGTCAGCGCCATGGAGTCAGCCCTGTCTAAACTGACGCCTACGGTCGAGTTCCCTAACGTGGCCGCCACAGTGGTGGCCGAAACTCAGCGCAAGGAAATGGCGCGGGTTGAGAAGGCCGACTGGTGGGACCGCTTCGCCTACCTGCAAGACGATGACGCCTACTTTGACTTGCAAGACAGGCGCGAGCTGTCACGGTCGACATTCAATGCCATGTTCCGGCACATCGGCTGCAAGTCCGTTCACAATGGCCGCAAGGTCGAGGCGTCCTACTCGTTCGATGAGCAGCGCCAGGACAAGGGCGCGCAGTCGCTGGTCAGCGTCACCTACGCCGCCGGGTCGGGCACGATCGTGAACCGTGACGGCTTAACCTACGGCAACCGCTGGGTCAACGCACGCCCTCAACCCGTGGCTGGTGACGTGTCCCCGTGGCTGCGCCATGTTGAGCGCCTTGTCCCCGAAAAGTTCGAACGTGAGCACCTCTTAAACGCTCTCGCCCACAAGGTGCAGTTCCCTGGCCATAAGATCAACCACGCTATCCTGATGGGTGGCACGCACGGCTCGGGCAAGGACACCATGTTTGCGCCGTTCTTTTGGGCGATCGGTGGCGACGCCAAGCGCAACTGTTCGCTGGTCAAAAACGAAGACCTGACGTCGCAATGGGGTTACGCTCTCGAATGCGAGGTGATGGAAATCTCTGAGCTGCGCCAGGCTGACGCCAAGGATCGCCGCGCACTGGAAAACACACTAAAACCCATCATCGCTGCGCCCCCTGAGCTGTTGACCGTTAACCGCAAGGGCTTGCACCCGTACTACGCCCTCAATCGGCTGTTCGTGATCGCGTTCTCGAATGAGCGCGTGGCCATCTCGCTGCCCTCAGAGGATCGCCGCTGGTTCGTGATCTGGTGCGAAGCCGCCCGGTTAACTGAGCGTGAGGCACTGGCGCTGTGGAACTGGTACAAGAACCAAAACGGGTTCCAAGCAGTCGCCCATTACCTGCATACCCGTGACGTGAGCGCATGGAACCCAAGCGCGCCCCCGCCCTTAACTGAAGCCAAGCAGATCATGGTCGAGCACGGCATGAGCACCGCCGAGGCCTTCCTGGTGGACATGCTGCGCCGCCGCGCGGGTGAGTTCGCCCGTGGTGTCATCGGCTCGCCCTTCCATGCGCTGTGCGACCGTTTGCAGGGTCTCGCGCCGCAAGGTGTTAAGGTCGTCCAGGGTGCGTTACTGCACGCGATCAAGGAAGCGGGCTGGGTTGACTGTGGCCGGATCGCTGCGCAGGACTACCCGAGCAAGAAACACATATTTTGCGCCCCCGATAACGTGAGGATGAGCAAATCAGAGCTCAGGCGGATGGTCGAGACATAAAAAAGGGCCCCTTGTGGGCCCTTATCGTTTGTTGGTCAGTATGCGCAGTATTAACGCCAAGCACGCATATATCATCGCAGCGACTCGCTTAGGACACACTGCGCTGTGTCGGTGTCGCCTTGTTTGAGGGATTCGAGGGCTTGCGCGATAACGGCTTTCAGGCTTGCGACTGTGGCTTTTTTGGCCTTTGTAGGTGTGTACTCATAATCCGGGTCGAGTTCCTCCAGCACTTCAGGCTGTGCAGCGTCCAGCATAGGCGCAGGTCGGTCGGCAAACGTAAACCCTTCGCCTTTGAGCAACAAACGAGAATTCAAGCCCGCATACTGGCTCACATAGTCGGCAGTTGTCATTCCCACATAAAACTGCGGGTAGTCGCGGCGCGTTGCATCGTGGTTTCTGTCAATCTTGCGCTTGATTTTCGGCGGGTTCGCGGCTTGTTTTCGGTATTCCTGAGCGTTCTCGGGCTTGACTGTGTAACGGGTTGTTGCGTGTGTGAATTCGATCATGATTTTTCCTTTAACGTGCTGAGGGGCCATAAAACTGGGCAAGATCTTCGCCCGTCTCGGTTTCGGGTTCGGCGGGTATCAGATACTCAGACGCAAAACTAATGGACTGGTCTTCAACGTCTGACGGGTGCGCCCCGTTGAGTTCCTCAGGCGCCCAAAGGATCACGGCATAACCCGCGTCCCTGAGTTCGCGGATAGCGGCTAATTGTGATGCTGTCATGGTATCAGGCTCCGTAAAAGTAAAAAAATCCGGCAAATGGTGCGCCGATGCAAAACGCGAACAGCGCCGCGTTAATGATGTCAATGAGTAGGCTTTTCATGGTTTATTCCCCAGTGGTCAATTTATAACCAGCAAGGGCTGCTGGTAAGCCTTCATTGATTCGAGCATTAAAATGCTTATCAAAATCTTCAAAAGTATCAGGCAAGTGCTTTTTCCAGTGTTGACGTTCTTTTAAAAGTGTTGCTGGTAACGTGCCTGGGCTTATCTCGCCATCGTGCAGTGCTTCCAGAATGTAATTTGCAGCGTTTAACGCTTCTTCTTTTTCGTAATCGTAAGTGCCTGAAAAGTCAGTGGTTAACATGGTGTTTACTCTACTGTTACCGGACGGATTGTCCGCGTTAGGGGTAAGCCCCCTAACACTGAAAATCAAGCCTTTCCAGCCTTCAAAATCTTATCGGCTGCCCCGAATATGCGCTGCGCTGACTTGTCGGTTATCTCACCACCAGCTAACCAGCCTTGAATGTAGCCGCGTGACTCAGTTAACCCCGGCAAGGCGAGCACGCTACAAAGGATGTATGCGACTGACTCTGCTTCAACTTCACGTATATCACGCGGTGTAGTTTCGCTATCGTGCATAGCGCCTTCGAGTGTGTGACCTAACACTACATGCGCCAATTCATGAAAACGTGTTTTATGGGGTAAGGCTGCAACCGGGTTTATCGCTATGTTGCGCCCAGTGGCGTAACCCTGCGAGTTGCCATTAGCTGAGTCATAACGCACTTGAAGAATGTCAAGGGCAGTTAGGGCAGTGTCAGAGCACCATGCGGGCGTGTTGACTTCGTTTGCAAAATCTTCGCCTTCGGTTTGATCGAGGGTAAACCAGTTATTTTTCAGGGTGAACAATGAAAACACTTCACCAGTTTTTGCGCCTGCGTCATCCTTTTTATTGATTGTCACGGGCATGACCAATGCGATCGCTTTGCTGCCCTTTTTAACTTGCCTGCCCAATTCTTGCCATTTTTTAAATGTCGCTATCGGTGACAGTGGCATTTCACGCGCTGCGAGCTGCGAGTAGGCGAGCATCTGGTTACCGATGCTGTAATTGTGAAAAGTGCTGTAGCACTTGCTAACAATGCCGGGTTGATTGACAGCATCATATAAAAGGGTTGACCAGTTGACGTTTGACATTTTGAACCTTTACTGTATTTGATTGAATTGGTGAAAAGTCACCCGATAGCGCACGTCATACGCTATCAGTTGCATTTTCTTACGCGGTGACCCCTTCAATGGCGCGGGATTGAACTTGCTTGTTAGCGAGATCGTGCATTGTCCAACAATCGCGATCGCCCCAATAAGCCGCTTCGCTATCGTCACAGACGATCTTTTGCACTTCGCGGGTAATGAGCACGTTACGCACAATGTCAGCGTTACGCGGGAACTGGTAGTGCAACCAGTTAGCAAAAAAATTCAAGTATTCAGCGCGGGTAGATTTCATGATGTTTACTCCAATGGATTGTGTGAGTCTCTAGTGTAAAGGATATTTTACCAGTATTTTCTAGGTGTTTACCCTTAGGCTGTGCTACTTCTTGTCTGTGAATTGTCACGTTTTCGGGGCGACTTGACCCAGAAGAAAGCTAGCATTGGCGCGGCTTTGCGGGGATTCTGGGTCAAATTGTCATTATTTTATGAACTTTTATGTAAGGGTATATATATAGGTAAAAGGGCCAAGAATCAGACGCACGCCAAAAACACGCTGCGTAGGATTAGGCGATAAAATTAGGGCGACAATTTGACCTAGATGACCCAGAAAGGCATTTCCAATGGTTAGACCATGCAAGTTAGACACAGTTGAATTTCAGCGCAAATTGACAGATCAAGATCGCGCTGTTTTGCTGACAGCTGGTCAAGGTGACTTGACACGCGGGTTCAAAGAATTGCTGTCAATTTATACAGTGTTGCACAATGCGGGTTTTCGCCCCGGCGACAACCTCGAAGATATGCTGTTTTCAGATAACATATATAACAATTCAGCATAACAGACAGCGCATCAAGTACCCGGTCAAGTACTGGCAAAAAGGGCCATCCTGCCCCCGCCCATTTGCTCGCTGCGTTATGTTAAGTGCTCCCAGCTCCGTACCGCTTGCAGATTGCTTGAAGCTTAAAAGGTTGAAGCCTGAAGCATGGGGGGGGGAGGGGTCTGGCTGACTTATAAAAGTTACAGGTGCCCCCAACCCTCTGAAAAAACGAAAAATGACTATTTGACCTACAATTGCGCTAACTTCCGAAAGGGTAAAAGATGGAATCCCATTCCGTGGCTACAGGAAAAAAACGCGGTAGACCGATCAAGATGACGATCCAGAGGTACGCAGAGAACCCGCCTGCGATCCTGCCCAAGACGGATCACCAACGCATCAAGGAGCTGAAAGAGCTGATGATCAGGTCTGGCGGCAAGGATGTCGCAGAGAAGGTGATCCAGATTGCGCTAAATGATGAGCACCCTGGTCAGATGGCGGCGCTGAAGATGTGCATGGACAGGACGCTGCCGATAGGTATGTTCGAGAAGGACAAGAACCAGCGCAGCGCCATCACGATCAACATCACGGGTCTGGGCGAAGCGCCGACGGTCATAGACCCCCAGGACATAACCGATTTGTAAAGGAGCACTGCGATGAGTGATTGGATAAGCGCGTACCAAAACTTCACAAAAACGCCTTGGCAACCGACAACGCTAAAACCAGAGCAAGAGCCAGCCTTCCGTAATTGGCTGTCTAACACTGATCTGTTCAAAAGCATCAAACAGGACATTGCTCAGGAAAACAACACGCCGTTGGACAAACTGGACGACAACCGCGTCTTGGAAATGCTTTTGGAAAGCCCAGACTACGACTACAGAGGCGCTTTCTTGGACAACATGCAGTCCAAGATCGACCCCACGGACAACAGGCCGCACTTCATGTCGGCTGACAAGTCAGGTCGTATGTTGAAAGCGCCCACGCACGAGACGGCGTGGAAAGAGTTTTTCATGCGTCAGTTTAAATTTGACCCCGACGAAATCGGGTTGGACACTGTGGACAAAGCGCAAGCGTGGACCGCAAACATGATGCAAAACCCGGCTGAAGTCATGTACGCAGACCCGCTTGGGTTCTCGATCCGATGAGCGACCTGAACTTCTCTCTACTGCCTTGGCAACAAACGGTCTACGCAGACCAGACGCGGTTCAAGGTCATCGCCGCTGGGCGGCGCTGTGGCAAGAGCAGACTGGCTGCGACGACTCTGATCATTGAGGCGCTCAAGTGCCCGCCGGGCAGTGCGGTGTTGTACGTCAGCCCGACGATGGGGCAGTCTAGGCAGATCATCTGGGACTTGCTGCTGGACCTGGGCCGCGAGGTGATCCAGTCCTCACATGTGAACAACTTGGACATCACGATGGTCAACGGGGCGCGTATCTACGTCAGGGGCGCAGACCGACCGGACACGCTGCGCGGGGTGAGCCTGACGTATGCGGTGCTGGACGAGGTGGCCGACATCAAGCCAGAGGCGTGGGAGCAGGTTATCAGGGCCAGCTTGTCAGACAGGAAGGGCCGAGGGATGTTCATCGGCACGCCAAAAGGGCGCAACTGGTTTCACGACCTGTGGAAGCTGGGGCAGGAGGAAAAGGACAGCGACTGGAAGAGCTGGCACTTCACCACGCGGGACAACCCGCTGATCGACCCAACCGAGATTGAGTCGGCGAAGAAGACGCTGAGCACGTTTGCGTTCAAGCAGGAATACCTGGCCAACTTCAGCAATGCGGGCGCGGATGTGTTCAAAGAGGAGTGGATCAAGTACGGTGAGGAGCCGGACTACGGCAGTTACTTCGTGGCGGTGGACTTGGCCGGGTTCGAGGAAGTGGCCAAGCAGGCGGCGAACAGTAAGAAGCGGCTGGACGAGTCGGCGATCGCAGTGGTCAAGGTAACCGACGACGGCAAGTGGTTCGTGAAAGAGATTGAGCACGGACGTTGGGATATCCGAGCCACAGCGTCAAAAATCTTAACCAAAATGCGCGACTACAGACCGTTAAGTGTGGGCATAGAGCGCGGGGCACTGAAAAATGCGGTGCTCCCTTACCTTTCTGATCTCATGCGAAAAAACAATGTCTATTCGCATATTGTTGACTTAACCCACGGCAATAGAAAAAAGACTGATCGAGTCATTTGGTCTTTGCAGGGGCGGTTTGAACACGGTAGAATCGTCCTGAACAGCGAAGAGAACTGGGACACGTTTGTGGACCAGCTCTTGATGTTTCCGTCGCAAGGCGTCCATGACGATTTGCCGGACGCGCTGTCGTACATCGACCAGTTGGCCGTCACCAGCTATTTTGAAGACGCGGATGACGAGGACTGGCAGCCGATGGATGTAATATCGGGGGTATAGCCACCGACATAGGGGTCAAAATGGATCAAAATGAGTTCGACGAGCCGACAGAGAACGACAAAGAGCTGACGGCCTTTGTCGTTGACCATTGCGACCGCTGGCGCGACTACCGCAACACCAACTTTCTGGACGACTACCTCGAATACGAGCGTATTTTCCGGGGTGAGTGGGCGGCAGAAGACAAAACACGGGATTCTGAGCGTTCAAGGATCGTGACCCCGGCCACCCAGCAGGCGGTGGAGACCCGGCACGCGGAGATCATGGAAGCGATTTTCGGCCAGGGCGAGTTTTTCGACATCGAAGACGACCTGAAAGACGTTAACGGCAACCCGTTGGACGTTGAGATGCTCAAAGCGCAGCTCATGGAGGACTTCAAGCAGGACAAGATCAGAAAAGCGATAGATCAGATCGAGCTGATGGCCGAAATCTACGGCACGGGCATCGGCGAGATCGTCGTCAAGACGGAAAAGGTGTTTGAACCAGCAACGCAGGCGATTCCTGGCCAGATGGGCCAAGCAGCCATTGGTGTGGTCGAGAAAAGCCGGATTGCGGTCAAGATCATGCCCGTCAACCCCAAGAATTTCTTGTTTGACCCCAACGGAACGTCTGTGGACGACTGCATGGGCGTGGCGATTGAGTCGTATGTGGGCATCCACAAGATCGTCGAAGGCATCGAGAAGGGCATCTACCGTAAGGTGAACATCACCCCAACGTATGAGGACACCGATCTGGAGCCGACGCAGGAGATGAGCCAGTACCGCGACGAAAAAGTGCTGTTGTTGAAGTACTACGGCCTGGTGCCCCGCGAATACCTGACGCCAAAAGACGAAGACGTTGCGGTTTTGTTCCCCGACGACTCGGCTGCCGAGGACTATTCGGACATGGTGGAGGCGATTGTCGTGATCGCCAACGGCGGCCTGCTGCTGAAAGCGGAAGAAAACCCGTACATGATGAAGGACCGTCCGGTCATCAGCTACCAAGATGACACGGTGCCCAACCGATTGCTCGGTCGTGGCACGGTGGAGAAGTCCTACAACATGCAAAAGGCGATCGACGCCCAAGTCAGATCACACCTAGACAGCTTGGCGCTGACAACCAGCCCCATGATGGGCATGGACGCCACGCGCCTGCCACGCGGGGCACGGTTTGAGGTCAAGCCGGGCAAGGCGTTCATGGTCAACGGCAACCCGGCGGAGATTCTGTACCCGTTCAAGTTCGGCGAGACCAGTCTGAACAACCTGAACACGGCCAAAGAGTTCGAGCGCATGTTGTTGCAGGCCACGGGCACGCTGGACAGCCAGGGTATGGTGAGCCAAGGCAACCGCGACGGCGCGGGCATGAGCATGGCGGTGGCCACCATCATCAAGAAGTACAAGCGCACGCTGGTGAACTTCCAAGAAGACTTTCTGATCCCGTTCATCCAAAAAGCGGCGTTCAGGTACATGCAGTTCGACCCTGAGCGTTACCCAAGCGTGGACATGCGCTTCTTGCCGACGGCAACGCTGGGCATCATAGCCCGCGAGTACGAGCAGCAGCAGTTCATTGGTTTGCTCCAAACATTGGGGCCAAACACCCCGGTGCTGCCGCTGATCTTGAAGGGCATCTTGAACAACTCCAGCCTGACCAACCGCTACGAGTTGATGTCAGCACTCGACCAGATGAGCCAGCCCGATCCAAAGGCGCAGCAAATGCAAGAGGCGCAGCAGCAACTGGCGATGCAAGCGGCGCAGGCACAGATCGCGGTCAACACGACGCAGGCCGAGCAGAACCGGGCAGAGGCGGCCAAGCTGATGACCGAGGCGCAACTGATGCCGCAAGAGGTCCAGGCCAAGGTGATCGCATCGACCACCAAGAACTTGCCAGCGGGCAACGAGTCCAACGAGTTTGACAAGCGCGTCAAGATCGCTGAGTTGATGCTCAAGGAAGCGGACATCAAGAACAAGAGCAAGATTGTTGAGTTGCAGATGAACAATGCAAAGAACAATGTTGTGGACGCGGAAAATGACTTCCTCGAAACTTTGAACATGGAGCTTACAAATGGCAATCGATAAAATTTTCAATAACTCAAACATTGACGATTTGGCGGACAATGTGTTGAGTGAAGTTGATGACTTCATGTTAAGCGTAGAGAAGATGCAAAAGCGCAAAGTTGCGGGCAACGTGCAGTTGGTCATCCAGGCGCTCAAGAAAATCGACAACGACATCCGTGAGAAGTACGACGGTGTGACCACGGTGATTGAAAAGCGTGTATCTACCATCAAAGATGGCCGCAACGGCATCGACGGCAAGGACGGACGCGACGGCAAGGACGGTCGTAATGGTAAAGACGGTACGCCAGGCCCACGCGGCATGGACGGCGCACGCGGCATGGACGGCAGTGACGGTGAGGACGGCGTATCGGTCACCAATGCGTTTATTGATTTTGATGGCTCGCTGGTCATCAACCTGTCTGATGGCCGATCGCTGAACGTGGGTGAAGTGGTAGCGCCTGATCTGGCTGAGAAAATCAAGGTCATCACCAACGGCGGCGGCACCAGCCAAGGCGTGCTGGACACACTGACCAGCCTGCAAAACCAGATCAATCTGATCTCATCGGCTTTGGTCTACAAAGGCACTTGGAACGCAAGCACCAACACGCCCGCGCTGGCATCTGGTGTTGGTACAGCGAACAGCTTTTACATCGTGTCGGTCGCAGGCACCACGACCTTGGACGGCATCAGCAACTGGGGGGTGGGTGACTGGGCTACGTTTAACGGCACGGCCTGGCAGCGGGTTGAGGGCGGCGCAGCGGGTAACTTCACTGACCTGACTGCTTCTGGCACTGTTACTTTGTCTGCCGGAGAAGCCAACGGCGTGGCCTTCCTCAACGGCAGCAAAGTTTTGTCAAGTAGCAGTTTTTTTACTTACGATGACACTAACGGTATAAGCCTGCTTAGAGCGCTTAATCAATCTGGAGCCACATCTTTTACCGGAACTACGTCTATTGGATCAAGTAGTGGCACATCTACCGCCAATCCATTTTTTCAATTTCAAGGCCGCAACGATTGGCCTTTTCCCCAGATTTTAAGATTTCAGGCCGACTATGTTAGCGGCGCTGCCTCGGGGATGGGCCTGACAATTTCCTCCAGGGTATCTGACGGAACTTTCCAAAACCGTTACAGACTTTTGGCTGACGGAACTGCGCATATCTGGAGTCTTGGCGCATCTGGCACTGAACAAATGCGCCTGACCAGCACAGGTCTGGGTATTGGCAACAACAGCCCAACGGCAAAGCTAGACGTAACGGGCACTGCTGCAATCTCTGGCGCGGTTACCCTCTCAGGCGGCACAGCCAACGGAGTCACCTTCCTCAACGGCTCCAAAGTCCTGACCTCTGGTAGTGCGCTGACGTTTGATGGGACGAATTTTGCGTCAACAGGAAGTTTGACGGGTTCAACTTTAAAGTCAATTAGAGCATCAGGTAGTCAGCCAGAAGTTGTTATTCAACAAACAGGTGTTGCCTCTTGGTCAATCTATAACCCACCATCATCAACTGATTTAAGGTTTTACAACGGCTCAGACCTTTTAACGCTTAATTCCTCAAGCCTATACACGGCAAGTGGCATCAATGTGGGTATTGGGACGAGTTCGCCTTCGTTGAAATTGGATGTAAACGGCTCTGCCAAGTTTGCCGGAAGCTATGTCAGCTTCAACGACAACGGCTACATCCGCACAGACGCTGCAAACATCTTGCGCTTCCAACCCGGATCAGGTGGTTATCAGTTCCGCAACCAAAGCAACAGCGACAACCTTGCTGTCCTCGACGCCTCCGGCAACCTCGGCTTGGGGGTTACTCCTAGTGCTTGGGGCGCTGGTTATGTAGCTGCACAAGTTGGCAGCGCCTCTATCTTTTCTTTAGCAGGGGGCAGCGGCGGTTACTATATCGGCAACGGATACTTTAACGGGTCCGCTTATGTGTACCAGAACACTGCTGCGGCAACTCGATATGAAATGGTCTCTGGGCAACATACATGGTCAACCGCCCCCTCCGGCGTAGCAAACTCAACATCCATCACTACAGGTGTTGTTTACGTTGTTGCTGCTCTTGGCTCGTCAACTTTGGCTCAATGGCAAGCATTCTTCAGTGGACTGGCAGCACTGCCAACAGTGGGTCAGTCAATCACGGCTACTGCCACTGGCACATTGGTGGGTGGGGGAACAGTTACTCAGACTATCACCTTCACGCAGGCGATGACGCTGGATGCGAGTGGGAATTTGGGGGTGGGGGCAACTTCGCCAAACAATAAATTAACAGTGCAGGCTGATGCTACTGGTGCGTCTTTTGCTGACAACGGGGTTGCCCAAATCATAGCAAGGGGCAATACCGACAGCACAAAGCGGCTTGGGCTGGGTATTGATACAACAAACAATATTGGCGTTATTCAAGCGCAAAAATTTGGCACAGGCACTTATCCACTTGCCATAAATCCTGCTGGCGGCAACGTGGGTATTGGGACGAGTTCGCCAGCAGCAAAGCTGCATGTTAGCGGTGATGCCCTAGCAGACACTTTTAAACTAATTGCCAACACAACTGTTTCCGGCTCTGATGCGACCATCTTTAGACCCGCTGATAACACAATGGCTTTTAGCACCAATGGTGCAGAACGCGCCCGTATTTCCTCCGATGGCACATTCCGAGTAAAGGGCGCAGGAACTGCTGGCAGCACGGACGCTTTCCAAGTGGCGGGTACAGCACCAGCGGATGCAGCCCGTATTGACTCCAGCGGGAATTTGCTGGTGGGGACTACGAGTGTTCCATCTTCAAGCTCAGGAGGCGCTGCTTTTTCTCCTGCAAGCGTTGGAAGAACTTTGCTAAAACTAGGAACAACAACAACAAGTGGTGCAGGTCTAGCTGAGTTTTACAACCCAAACGGAATGGTTGGCGAAATTTCAGTTTCCGGCAGTACAACCACTTATGGAACCTCCTCCGACTACCGCCTAAAAAACACCATTGCTCCAATGACAGGCGCATTGGCAAAGGTGGCATTGCTCAAGCCTTGCACATACAAGTGGAACGCTGATGGCTCTGACGGTGAAGGCTTCATTGCCCACGAACTGGCTGAGGTCTGCCCTCAAGCCGTGACTGGCGAGAAGGACGCTGTTAACGAAGATGGCAGCATCAAGGCGCAGGGCATCGACACCAGCTTCTTGGTGGCTACACTCACAGCGGCTTTGCAAGAGTTGAACGCCAAGTTTGACGCTTACGTTGCCACACACCCTTAACCCCCGAAAGGACTCATCATGACCATCGCATACAACTGGACAATCACCCAAACCGACTACGAAGTCGCAAACGGTTTCATCACAACCGCCCACTGGACGGCATCAGCAGTGGACGGAGACTACACAGCCTCCATCTATTCAACCTGCTCATGGGCTGATGGCAGTCCTACGATCCCGTATTCTGACGTTACAGAATCTGAAGTTTTGCAGTGGGTCTGGGACAGCGGTGTATCAAAAGATGCCACCGAAGCTGCTCTGGCTCAAAACATTGAGTTGCAGAAGAACCCTGTGACAGCCACTGGTACACCTTGGAGCGCAGCATGAACTTGAACCTTGAGCCAAACGAAGTGCAATTCATCTTGCAGGTCTTGGGTGAGATGCCAGCCAAGTCAGGTGTGTGGCCCTTGATCGTCAAGATTCAAGAGCAAGCAGCAAAGCCTGACGAAGCCGTTGGCGGCACGGACTGATGGCTCAGATTGACGAAACCGATGCAAAGTTGAGCACCCATGAAGCGGTGTGTGCGGAACGCTACCTGTCTATTCAGAAGTCTTTCGAGAACGGCTCCAAGCGCATGAGCAGGATTGAGTACATCTTGTATGCCCTGATCGCGGTGACGCTACTCGGCCCCGGCTTTGCTGCTGAACTTTTGAAAAAGATGCTGTTGTGAAAGATTGGGCCGTTAGCTTCATCGCTGCGGCCCTCCTTTGTGGGCTGGTGGTCTGGTGCGCCAAAGTATTTGTTGAGGTGCTGCGATGATTGCCGAACTTGCTGCTGCTAACGCTGCTTTTGCAGTCATCAAAGGCGCTCTAGCCAACGGCAAAGAACTGTCTGCGCTCGGCTCACGGGTGTTTGACTACTTTGACAACAAAGCAGCGATCCAAGAAAGAGCCACCAAAAAGGGTGGCGGCTCCGACATGGAAGAATTCATGGCGCTGGAGCAACTGAACGCGCAAGAAGTTGAATTGCGTGAACGCATGGTCTACGAGGGAAGACCCGGCATGTGGGGTGATTGGCAGAAGTTCCAAGCCGCTGCTGCCCGTAAGCGCAGGGAAGCCAAGGAAGAAGCCGCCAGAGAAGCAAAGAGGCGGCAGCGGCAGCTTGAAGACATGGCTGAGTACATCGCCATCGGATTGGGAGTAATCGTCCTTGCTGGCCTTTTGGTGGGCGGCATTGTTCTTTACATGAAGCATTTGCGATGAGCGAAAAACCTGAGTCCATCATTGACAAGGTGCTGACTTATGTAGACAGCCCGTTCAAGTTGTTTGCCATCCTCATCATGGGCGTGGTGGCTTTTACGGGGTACTTCCTTTGGCAAAACCAAGAGTTCATGTTTGACGCTTACAAGGAATCGAAAAAGCTGCCGGAGATCAACGCTGCAAGGGCCGATGATGCCAGTTCCATGCTGCTCAAAAAGACAGGTGCAACCGTGGTGGCTGTGTTTAAGGTTAACCCGCTGTTCAACAGCCGGGTGCTATACAAAGCCTACACCAAGGACGGGCGCGACAAGACGATTGAAGACATTGATGTGGGGCTGTTCAGCCAGAACTCTGCCAATAACGCTGATGTGGTCAAACTGATGACCAACGAAATCCCGTGCGGCGACTACCGCTACGCACAGTCTGAAGTGGGCCTGTGGTACTTGGATAAGGGCGTGACGTTTACTTGCCGGGTCAGCGTACCACCAGACAGCCATCGTTTTGTTGGACAGGTCACGGTCGGGTGGGCAGAGCCACCGCAAGACATTCAACAAGTAAAATTCATGCTGGAGATCGCCAGCGCAATGTTGACTAAAAGGGGTAATTGATGCTTTCACTATTCTCAACTCTTGGGGGTCTGCTGATCTCTGGCTTGCCAAAGCTGCTGGAATACTTCCAGAACAAGGCTGACCAAAAGCACGAACTGGCACTGGCGCAGATGCAGACCGAACGCGAGCTGCAAATGGCTGCCGCTGGTTTTGCTGCGCAGGCCAAGATCGAGGAAATCCGCACTGAGCAGGTCGCCATGCAGACCCAAGCACAGATGGCTGAGGCCGAAGCTGGCATGGTGCAAGGCGCTCAAGAGCACGACAAGGCAGTGCTGGCTAAGGCGTCCACATGGGTGGCTAACTACGTGGGCACTGTGCGCCCCACGGTGACATACATCTTTGTGTTCGAGCTGTGCGCCATCAATGCCTTCATGGCGGTCTATCTGTGGAACCACCCCGGCCTGATCACCAGCATCGACGATGTTGTGAAGTATGCCGACCTGCTGTTCAGCGCCGATGAGATGGCGATGCTGGGCGGAATCATCGGCTTTTGGTTTGGCTCTCGCGGCTGGAGCAAGAAGTGAAAACTTCGGACAAAGGCATCCACTTGATGCACGAATTTGAGGGCTACCGAAATAAGCCCTACAAATGCAGTGCAAAAATCTGGACCGTGGGGTGGGGCCACGCCATGTACGGCGATCAGTTGCGCCTGCCCAACGTGCGTACTGGGGCTTACACCGGGATGATCCGTGATGACTACCAACTCAAACCCGAGGACAGCCGGGTCTGGTCGAAAGAGGAACTGGTTGAGATTTTCAAAGATGATCTCGTCTCTTTTGAACGCAGTGTTCTTCGACTTGCTCCCAATCTGGCTGGCCATCAGTGCAAGTTTGACGCTTGCGTCGCTCTGGCCTTCAATGTAGGCTCGGGCAACTTCCAGCGCAGCACCATCCGCCAGAAGATTTTGCGAGAGGACTGGGAAGGCGCAGCCGAGGCGTTCTTGGCTTGGTCCAAGGCTGGTGGGAAAGTCCTGCCGGGTCTGGTGCGCCGCCGCAAGGCCGAAATTGCTTTATTCCTATCGTGAGAAACACATGACGCCAGAACTACAAAAGTACTACGAAGCCAGGTTTGACCTATTCTCCCAGGATGGCTGGCTTGACTTGATGGAAGACGTAGAGACAATGTTAGACGCGATGAACAACGTCTCTACCATTGCGGATGAAAAAAGTCTACAATTTCGCAAAGGCGAGATTTCTATCCTGACTTGGCTGAAAACCCTTAAAGGGGTCAGCGAACGAGCATACGAGGATTTGAATGAAAAGAATGTTTGAATTTGCCTGCGATTGCGGGCAGCGCACTGAGGCACTGGCGGATTATGAGACCGCCAGCGTGCAGTGTGGGTGCGGGGGGCTTGCCCACCGCATCATAAGCGCACCGAAGTTCAACCTTGAAGGTTGGTCTGGGCACTTTCCCTCCGCTTACGGACGGTTTGAGCACAGGCACACTGAGAAGTTGAGCGCCGAGCGCAAAGCCAACTCATAAGCGCCCAGCGCCGAGTTGATTATCCTACAACCATTTTGGCAGGAACATAAATATGTTGATTGACAATGAATCTGAGCCGCTAGGCGAACTCGAAATTGAAGAAGCTAAATCCGAACTTCCTGAGAAATACAGGGCCAAAAGTTTGGAAGAAGTTGTGCGGATGCACCAAGAGGCTGAAAAGCTAATTGGCAAGCAGGCCCAAGAGGTCGGCGAAGTCCGTAAATTAGCTGACGAGTTGCTCAAGCAAAACCTCGGGTCTAAACAACAGCGTATTCAGGAGGAAGAACCTGAAGTTGACTTTTTTGAGAACCCTCAAAAAGCAGTTCAATCAACCATTGATAGACATCCCGATGTTGTCGCGGCCCGCCAAGCTGGCCAAGATTTCAAACGGATGCAGATTCAGCAAAAGCTGGTGCAGGATCACCCCGACTACTCCCAAGTGGTCAATGATTCCGAGTTCCAAAGCTGGGTGAAGTCTTCACCCGTGCGCCTGGGCCTCTACGCAAAAGCCGACGGTGAGTTTGACTATGACTCGGCCAATGAATTGTTGTCCACCTTCAAGCAGCTTCGCGGCATCAAGGCCAAGGAATCCGATCAGGCGAGCACCGCTGCACGGACCAAAAGCATGAAAGCCGCGCAAGTAGATGTGGGTGGCTCAGGCGAGAGTTCAAAACGAGTCTATCGAAGGGCCGACCTCATTCGTCTCAAGATGACAGACCCGGCAAGGTACGAAACACTGAGTGATGAAATCATGCAGGCGTACTCTGAAGGGCGTGTACGGTAATTAAACTTTGGAGCTTTTAACATGGCAAACACCGCTTTTTCCCCCACCAACTCGGTAACCACCACCTCCGCAGCAAACTTCATCCCAGAAATTTGGTCTGATGAAATCGTTGCTTCTTACAAGAAAAACCTCGTCTTGGCCAACTTGGTCAAGAAGATGTCTTTCAAAGGCAAGAAGGGTGATACCGTCAACATCCCTAGCCCAGCCCGTGGCAACGCCTCGGCCAAAGCTGCTACTGATGCCGTTACTCTGATTGCAGAGAGCGACACCCAGATTCAGGTGCTCATCAACAAGCACTTTGAATACAGCCGCTTGATCGAAGACATCGTTGAAGTGCAAGCCCTGACATCGCTGCGTTCTTTCTACACAGAAGACGCTGGCTATGCCTTGGCCCGCCGCCTCGACACTGACTTGGTTCAGTTGGGCCGCGCTTTCAACGGCGCTACCATCGGCACTGACGACTACGCAACCAGCGCCAGCTCCACAAAGGCTTACGTTGGTTCGGACGGCACCACTGCCTACAACAGCTCCAGCTCCAATGCTGCTGCTTTGACTGATGCTGCTATCCGCCGCACCATCCAGCGCCTGGACGACAACGACGTTCCTATGGACGGTCGTTTCTTCCTGATCCCTCCTTCGAGCCGCAACACCCTGATGGGTCTGGCCCGTTACACCGAGCAAGCGTTCATCGGCAACGGCGACGCTATCCGCAACGGTGAAATCGGTCAGTTGTACGGTATGGCTGTGTTCGCTTCTTCCAACGCCGACACCGGCGCTGGTAACACTGCTACTGACCGTATCTGCCTGATGGGTCACAAGGACTCGATGGTGTTGGTTGAGCAGATCGGCATCCGTTCGCAGACTCAGTACAAGCAGGAATACCTCGGTACCCTGTTCACTGCTGACACTCTGTATGGTGTGAAGGCTCTGCGCACTGCCGCGTCTTCATCGGCTGCTAACGCGTCCGGCGCTTACGCTTTGGCTGTACCAGCCTAATGAATAGCCCCCGGCCACAAGCCGGGGGCATCTTTTTCTAGGAGATTCAAATGGCTGCTGCAACCGCAATTACTTCCCGTCGAGGGAATGACCAATTCCGAGGTCTGTTTACAGACACTTGGGCTGTTACCGCTACGCTGGACTCGGCCTCTGTGGCCGACCAAGCTGCGGCTACCGACACCGTGGCTGTCCCTGGCGTTGCCTTGGGTGATATGGTGATCGGTATGTCGGCTGGTGTGAGCGAGGCGGGCGTTGTCCGCCGCGCCTACGTGTCCGCCGCCAACACCGTCACAATCGCAACCACCAACACTACTGGCGGCGCGGTTGACTTGGGGTCCACGACCGTTAAGTTGGTTATTGGCCGCGCAGTGTAATGACAGGGGGCTTCGTGCCCCCTTTCTACAGAAAGAAAATCATGGCTACATATCGTTGTTTGGCAAGTGGTAATACGGTGACGTTCACTTTACAGCACGACATTGACTCGATGCGCGGCCACGGCGGCTACGTTTTGGTCGATGAGCAAGGCGAGCAAGTGCAGGTCCAAGAGGCCAGCAAAGAGTTACCGATGACGGCCCCAACACCTGTAAAGCGCATGGGTCGCCCCCGCAAAGCAGTTGAATCAATCATCTAAGGAGCACATCATGCCAATGGTCGGAACAAAGAAGTTTGCCTACACACCCAAGGGCAAAAAAGAAGCCAAAGACATGTCGATGAAGACGGGCAAGCCTGTCAAATCTATGCCTGTTCGCGGCGCTCGCACGGCAACCAACAAAGCCAAGCGGGGCTACTGATGTCTACATTCCAACTTGACCCCAACCAAGTGGCCCTCGGCGTCCCGAGCTTGGGCGCCACCCAGATTTTCACTGTCACCAACTCCAGCGTTCAATCAACGGCGTTCGGTGCAAACACCACCATGATTCGCGTGTCTTGTTCGTCGGGGCATTGTCATTTTCAAATTGGCGCGAATCCAACTGCAAGCATTACAACTTCGCCCATGATGCCCAACAACTTTTCTGAGATTATCAGAGTAAGCCCAGGCCAAAAGATTGCGGTTATCAAAGACGCCGGGGTTGCTGCATCTACATTTTCTGTGACTGAGTTGGTATGAAAACCAAAGCCGAAAAGAAGATCAGCAAAGTCATGCGCGAGTTCAAGGCGGGTGAGTTGAACTCCGGCAAGGGCGGCCCGATTGTTAAGTCCAAGAAGCAGGCAGTGGCCATCGCCCTGTCGCAAGCTGGAAAGGCGAAGAAAAAATGAAGCCCGGTCTCTATTCCAACATCGCAGCCAAGAAAGAGCGCATCAAAGCGGGTTCTGGCGAGAAGATGCGCAAGCCCGGCACCAAGGGCGCTCCAACCGCCGCCGCCTTCAAGGCTGCGGCCAAGACGGCCAAAAAGAAATGAAAACCCCCGCTTGGCAGCGCAAAGAA